ATTTGTATTATTTGTTGTATTGTTATTATTATTTACTATAGATTGATTTTTTGCTAATTCTAATATTTCTTCCTTATGTAATTTGTTTTGTTCTAATAATTTATTTTGTAATTCTTTATTTTGTTCAATGAGAACATTTTGTAACTCTTTGCTTTCTCTTATCACCTCTTTTATCAAATCTACTGAAATATTATTATTTCTGGGTAAATTAACTATATTTTCACATTTTTTACGATGTTTCCATAGACCACTTATTGTAGTAAATTGTTTATTACATTTATCACAAGTATTCATTTTTTCTTCATTTTGGTCATTAGTTTTATTTATATGCTTTGGTCTATTATTATGTTTAATTAAATCGCGTTTATTATTCGTGTTATAATTACATATTTCACAAGTAAATTTATAATTATTAGTTGGTGAGGGGCTTTTTTCATTTCCATTTATTTCCAAAATATCTGAATTGGGATTTTTTTTATGTTTCAGTGTTGAAATATGTTTTGTATAATCTCCTTTATGAGATGTTATATAATCACATTTTTTACATTCATAAAATATGGGATTTTTTGAGGCGTTTTCCGTTTCCATTTTATTTATTATATGGAAATAAAAAAATCTCTAAATAATTCCCAAAATATGGGAATTATTTTTGTCTAAATTAATTTCCATAATTTCCAAAAACCCAAAATTTTGGGATTTTTTAAAAGTTCAGTTTGAATTATATTTTTTTTAAAAATAAATTGTTACCTAATTGTTATTATATTTTTAATTATTAAAAATGTGAATTTTTTGGGGTTTTTATATTTCCATTTGGAAATTATTTTGTCCAAATAAAAATTCCCAAAAAATTTCATTAAAAAATTATGCTAACAAATTTTGAATTAAAATATTGGAATTTAAAGCATCTCCGAGTAAATTGAATTTTTTGCAAACATTTTCCTCCACTTTTTCAAAATTGGACATTTTTAAAATGTCCATTTTCAAAAACCTAACTACTACTTTTTTCAGGAATTTTATGTTTTTTCAGAAAAAATAATATAAAAATATTGTATATACATTATAAAAATGTTTTCGGTTTATAAGCGAGCATTTAACATTGTAAAAAGTATTATTCCAAAAATCTCAGAAACTGAAATTATAGCTCTCAAATCCGGCGGTGTATCTATTGATAGAGAATTATTTAATGGAAAAGTAGATTACAACAAATTATACAAACCAATTTTGAATACATGGGGACAGCACATGGAACGCGAAACAAACGATTTATTGAAACTTACTGGTACTGAAAATATTTATCCAAACAAGAATATTCATAAATTAATGAAACAATTAGGAGAAAAAGGGTTTTTAAGTATGATTATAGACAAACAATATAATGGAAATCGTTTACCAATCTCTTCTCAATCAAGGGTTCTATCCAAAATATCATCTTATAATCCATCATTAGCAGTAACCACAATGGTTCCTAACTCTCTTGGACCCGCCGAATTATTACAGCATTATGGAACACAACAACAAAAAGATTATTTTTTACCTAAATTAGCAGATGGTACAATGATACCATGTTTTGGATTAACCGGACCGAATAATGGTAGTGATGCTGTTGGTCAAATAGACAAAGGAATAGTTGAATGTATTGATGGGAAAATAAAAATAAAAATATCCTTGAATAAAAGGTATATTACGTTAGCACCTATATCAAACCTTATTGGTATAGCTTTTAATTTAGAAGACCCAAATGGATTATTAAAGAATAAAAAATCGGGTATTTCAGTAGCATTGGTTGAAAGTTCACAGCAAGGGTTATCACAACTTACCTATCATAATCCGAATAATGCGGGATTTCCAAATGGAACTATTAAAGGAACAATATTTATTGATGCTGACCAAATAATTGGCGGAGAAGATAAGATAGGAGAAGGATGGAAAATGTTGATGGAGTGTCTTGCTGTTGGTCGTGGTGTGAGTTTGCCTGCTACAGCCAATGGCTCATCCAAATTTATAACTCATGCCATTATGAATTATATAAATATACGTAAACAATTCAATATGAATATTGGGAATATGGAAGCAGTAAGAGAAAAATTCATTGATATGTATTTGAATACTTGGATTATACATACTTCGGTGAATTTTACAAATCATATTTTAGATAGTGGGTCTACGCCTTCTGTTATTACAGCGATTATGAAATATCAAACCACAGAACGAGCACGTAGTATATTGAACAACGGAATGGATATTTATTCTGGAAGTGGTATTTGTATTGGCGAAAACAATTTTTTCACAAAATTTTATAATTCTTCACCAGTAGGTATTACAGTAGAAGGGTCAAATACACTCACACGCGGGCTTATCATTTTCGGACAAGGTCTTAATAAAAGTCATCCATATATATTTCCCATTTTTCAAAGCATCCAAGATAATAACATAAATGATTTCAAAAGTAATTTCAATAAAATGGTTTCAAGTATTATTATAAATTATTGTAAAATGATTTCTCTTAGTTCTATTAACGCTTTGCCATTTTTGAATAATAACACAGCACAACGTAGGTTAGATATAGCAACATTAAAATTCAGTTTATTAGCCAATTTTGTAGCAATAATGGGTGGAAAAATTAAGTCAAAACAAATGATATCTGGTAATATGTCGGATATTGTATCCAATTTATTTTTATCTTATAGTGTTTTATGGTATTATAAACATTATCAATTTATGAATGAGACGAATTATTTATTACGCGATGAATGTATACATTATTTAATGAACGAATTGGATTATAAAATGAATTTAGTAATCGCAAATTATCCAATACCAATATTGAAACCTTTTCTATATCCACTTACCAATAAAATAAGATATACTGATTTGGAAAACAAAAACAAATTATATAAATTAATTGTTGAAAATGAAACACTACATAATATTTTAAAAAATGATATCTATTATGAAGGAACTGTATTAGAAAAAATGGAAAAATTGCGTAAAATGAAGCCAAACACAGAAGAATATAACCAATTATATCAAGACATTATTAAGGTTGGAGAATTTATGATATAAGAACATATTGTATGAAAACTAAAATAACTTAAAGTGTTGTATCTTTATTTTATTGTATTTATTACTCATTTCTATGGATGAATTGGAAAATAAAATTGTAAATTATATATTAGAAAAATCAAGCAAATTTATTATTGAAAGTTTTGATAAGAATGATAAATGTAATAAAACAATCAATTATGTAACTGAAAATTGGGGAATAACCGTTCATCGTAATTGTTATCATTCACAAAGTCAAATAACTGGTTATTCATACTATGAAGATTATATCGTTCATTTTTACGGAATAATAGAAAATAAAAAAATAAAATCTTCATTTTACATGGAATGGGAAAATAATAATATGGATGGCGCATTAGTTCCCTCAAATACAAGATGGAACCCAATAACCGAAGAGTTTAGTTGTCGTAAAATAAAAGTAAAAATTGTTACATAATAAAATATTTCCTTATAAAACCACTTAAAAGGATTTTTTTATATTATATCAGTGTAATAGTAACACTCATAATAAAGCTCTTATGGTGCAGTCGGTTAGCACATCGTGCTTATAACACGAAGGTCCTGAGTTCGAGCCTCAGTAGGAGCATACAAATTATTTATAAGTGATATTATAAATAATTTATCACATTGAAATTTTATTCATTAGAAAGTCTGGTATCTTTATTAGAAAAATTATTCATAAAATTTCGCATTTCTTCTTGAAAACTATGAAAATTAGTCGCAATATTGAGAACCTGATTTTTTAAATCATTCAATTCGTTATGTAAATCCTGATATATTTTTTCACTTTCATTATTATCTGACCAGGACACATTCTTTCTCGGTTTATCCGTCTCGTTTAAAACAACATCTGGCATTAAAGTAATATTTTCATTTATATTTGCTATTTTTATATTATTAGGTTTGAATGAATTTTCCAAAGGTGTTTGTGTAATAGGTTGAGGAGCAAATTGTTTCATTTCTGCTTCGCGTTGTTGCATGTGTAATTTAATCAACTCATCCATATTGGATATTGCCTCATCTTTAATATTATTATTAATATCAGGGACTGGTGGCTGCGGCTTTGTATTCATCAATTCATATTCTTTTTGTCTTTCGTTAAATTGTCTGCTGTATAATTCTTGTTTGTTCTCAACAGTATGGGGTAGTTGTTGTGAAACTGGTTGAGGCATTTGTTGATGTTGTTGTAATGCCGTGTTTCCATTGTTTTCTGAAAAAGATTTCAAATTGTTCATCATAATAGCCACAATTTCATGATTACAAGAATTTAAATCTTCAACACTAAGAATCTTGTTTTGTATTTTTTGATAATATTGTTGAATATGTGCTCTAAACCATAATTCTGGTTCATTGTTTCTACTATAAGCAAATACTAATTGAAATATTTGTGTTTTATTGATAACATTCCAAAGTAATTCTTGATTTTTGTTATGAATAAATAATGCCATATAACATATATAGTAATCAATATTTATGTTATATTATATAATAATTATTTTAGTTGTTTATTTGATTTTGTCTTTTTATGTGTTTTTTGATACTTTCTTGACTTTCCACCCTTTTTTTTTGATATATCAGCATCAAACTTAATAAGTGTTTGTGTCTTTTTGTAGGGTTCAATTAATTTTATTTTGTCTTCTTCAGTATATTTAGACCCATCACTTTTTTTTTCTTGTTTATTCATTTTATCTTCAACATTTTTGTTATTAATATCAGCAGTCAAATTACTCAAAAATAAATCCACTTGATGAAATGGTGATAGAAAATTATTCATTACATCAATTGTTATATCACCAATGGTAATTTTATCTTTGGATTTTTCATAAGGATAAATATTCGTGATAATTTCCATAGTTTTAGTTGTTTCAGTAGCCATTTTTATAATTCAATATAATATAACTTACGAAAAGAAAAATACAGTAAATTTTATATAATATTATTCTTCGCCACCACTATTGAAATAAATATTACGGCGTTTAAATACATATTCATCTGGTATGCGACTACTATTAAAATATTTATGTTTTTCTTTATAACCTTTTAACATTTTACCTTCTCCTGTTTTGCCTGTTAATAAAGTTATTATAAAATACAATGAATACATACCACATTCTGTATTACCCATTTGATGTTCAAATGGTTTATTATCTTTTTCATACTTTAATTCAATACCTAATTGAGAACCTTGTTCTAAAATTCGTTTTACTAATGTTTCAATTTCTGGCTGTATAATATCTGCAGCACTATCAAGATATAATATAAACTTATCGTCTAAATCAATAAATAAAGAAACCCAATGAGAACCACTTTCGTTGTGTTTATCTAAATTAAATATAATACCAATTTTCGTGATTTTCTTTTTGACATAATGGGATAATTCAAATTTACATAACTCTTTTGTTACGCAACTACCATACATATCAGGAGGTGTATCATCAAAATCTATTGGCGTAGGTTCAATAAAAGTAAAATTTTTATATGTTTTTTGATATTGTTTGAGAACATCAATAATGTCAAAGTTAGACAACCATTCATCTGGATTATTTTTCCATTCTGGTGGTTGGTCTGGCGCGAAAATCATTTCATCAATTTCTTTTCTTAGATTTGTATCGCGAATTTCTTTTAACCAACAATCCTCTTTTTTACAATCAAGTCTATTTTTCAATTCATTCCAAATTTCTGTAAAATGATTGGTTTTTATAGGGTTTTCTGGATGATTATTATTATATTCTTTTTTGATAGTCATTAAAATATCTTCTGGTAAACAACTGTATTTCACAGGCGTTTTTTTAACAAGAGGACTACAATTCATTTTCTTGATTGTTTTATTGCTTTTTTTTCTATGTGTTTTGTTATTTCTATTTTTTCTAAATCGTTTGTTTTTTGTATTTTTGTTTCCCATACCTATTATAGCAAAATATTATAAAATACTCATAATATTTTGTTGTTTGGGATGGTTATCAAATGTTTCCAATAGAAAATGGACGACTAATATTTTTCACATAATGACTAAAATGCTGACAATTATGTGTGTATAAATTCATATAAGGACGCCATTGTAACGATTTATTTACTATAGATTTTATTTGTTTATTCGTTATTTTATTATATGTGTTTCTGGATAATTGATATGATAGTTGTTCGTTTATTTTATTCACATTGTCCCATTGTTGAATAATATTTTCGGTATTTTCTATATGTGTTTGTATAAATCGTAACCGAATTTCAGCGGGAACATTATGAGCAAATAACATTTTCAATAAATTAGATGTATATGTTTGATTAATTGGTGTAAAGTCCAATGTATATACATAGCTTTCAGGTTTATCGGATAATAAAACAATATGATGTAGTTTTAATGATGGAATAAAATGGAGGGCTGAAGATTGTAATATGCGAAATGTAATTTGTGATTGATTTAATGAAATAAAAAATAAAAACAACAATATTTTATAAAATTGAAATAAAGAATTCATATACATAAATGGTATAAAAAGTTTTTTACATATATATTTATTCTATGTATTCAGTTATTCGCAGATTCGGAGTAAATTTTATTTTAGATTGTCCGTCTAGAGTATGTCCTGTAAAACATCCTGAGATTTGTCCTATTAATTTTCCATTACCATGTCCTAATATTCGGAGGTCTGAACAAAAAATCAATGAAAAGTTTGAAGCATTAAAGAAAAATTTGGAAAATAAAACAGAGGATAATTTGAATGAAAAACCAACTGATAAGCCTACTGATAAATTGTTAGGACGATGGAAACCAGAAAATGATTTCAAGAAAACAGCTATCAAAGTAGATTATGCGAATGTAGACCATTGTGGGCCTTGTGGTTCAGATGATGTGCGTAATATAACAAATGTTACGCGAGTTAATTAGTCATTATTTTCTTCGCTGAAACATATTCATATCATAGTGTGGAAGAACGCTATTTTTTTTGATAACTTTATCTTTACTCCAAAACGATTTCATCATAGGTGATTGTTCATTCCTTTCAGTATCGTTGGTTTCCGCATTTTCTTGGTATTCAGGTTCTTCTTTCTTTTGTAATAAATTATCACAATTACCGAACATAACATCTTCATCATCATCATTTTTGTAATAGTCATTATTATATTCATTTGCTTTTTCTAATTCTTTTATTTCAAAATATTTGAATATGGATTTAATATAAGCATCAAATGTTTCTTCTATTTCAGTTGAGAACATGGTTTTAGGATTTTCTATTAATTGTGAAGTGATGTCTATAATATCTACACTATATTTCCTTAATTTTGATTTGTATGTTTTATATTCATCGTGTTTTTTTGGGTCGGTTTTTGATAAATATTTAGAATAATGTTGTTTATTAATTAGCAATTCTAAAGTCAATTTGTCAATAGAATTTTCCATTATAATTTACATAATACTATATTTTTATTTCCTTAATAAAAATATAATTTTATTCCCTCTTCTTCATCGTTTTCTTCGCTAATCTAGCTGCATCTTTTTCTTGCTTTTTCAATTCTGCTTGCGCCTTTTTCGTTGCGCGTTTTTCTTCGCGTTCTCTTAACTTCAAATCGTTCTTTTCCTTTTTTGCTGCTTCTTTTTGAACCTTTTTGGCTTCAGCAGCATCTTTTTTCTCTTGTTTTTTTCGTTCTTTCAACTCATCTTTCTCTAAATCATTTTTTTCCAAATTTTTTAAATCTTCATCAATAAATTCTGTGTATTTATTCACTAAATCTATTATTGTTTCATCTTTAAAATCTTCGGTATATTCTCCTGTTTTTCGTAATTCCTTTCTTAATTTCATCTCCGCTTTTTTCGCTTGTCTTTCTTCTTTTTTCTCATCATTAATAATTTGTTTAATAGTATTACGAACATTTTTATATTTTTTTTCCCGTTTTTTTTGCGTTTTTTTAATAGATTTATTGATTGTATCAATCGCTTCGTGTGTTTCTTTTTCTTTTATTCTTATAATATTACGAGTGTTTTTTTGTTCGTTTTTAATAGTCATACGAACTACACTTTTCTCAAGAGGGTTCAAATCGGTTTTCAATAATAGCCTTATTTGTTTAATACGATTTTTATAATTTTCCATGGTATTTTTCAAATTCTGTTGTAATTCTACAATGCGTGAATTTAATTTTTCAATATCATTATCATATTCAATAATATTCGGATGTTCTTTTATTTCTTCACTTAATTTGGATTTACTTTTAATCGTTTTTCCACAACTATATTTTATATTATAATAAAGACTATTTTTAAATTCTTCATAATCTTTTGCGTATTTTTCTGTATTTTCATCTATTTCGCTCATACTGGTTTTTTTCAATAAATTTTTATTTTTCATTTGTTCTCGCAATTCTTTAATATATTCTTTTATAGTATTCACATCATCTTTTGCTTCTTTAACCATTTGTTTAATATGAGAACGGACTACTTTTTCACATTTCTTTTTATGTTTTCCATCAAAACCATCGCATTTTTTATACAATTTATTAAATGAATTATTATCAATTTCATTCGCTTCACCCTCTAATTCAGTCGTTTTTTCATGAATCTTTTGTTTTAAATCATTAATATCACTATCTAAATATTTTTTCACAAATTTTTTATCAAATTTTTCTATGTTTTTATCGTTCTCAATGATCGGAATATGGATATTATGAATTACAGGTTGTGAAAATTGTCTAGCATCTTTTTCGCGATTTAAATAACTAATATGTCCAGCAATATCATCCAAATAAACTTCTCTACCTTTATCAGTAAATTCTCCATTTTCATTTAAATATTTATTAGAAAATTCGGTGAATTCCACAGGCATTTGTTCTTCATATGGTTTACATAAGTTCATTAATTGTATTAATTCTAATGGGTTTTGTGTAATGGGTGTAGCAGTCATTAATAATAATTTTACTGAATCAGACCCCGAGATTTGATAAGAATTCATTAATGATTGATGTAATGCGTTCATATCAGGGCGTTCAATAGATGATAAATCACCGCCACCATATAATTTATGGGCTTCATCAATAATCAACAGAGTTTTTCTCAAAGGGTCTATTTCACCATTTATTTTCTCAAGAGATTTATAAAACGCATTTTGTTTGGAAACCAAATTACTGAATTGTTTATATGACATCGGGCGAATGCGCCAAGATTTTGATATTAATTTCATTCTTTTTTGTTGTTCCTCTGGAATAGCCAAATTACTGTTTTGTATTTTTTCGCGAATATCTTCATTACATACTTGGTCAAACATATTTTTCCAGATGTCACTTTTAAGAGTTGTCCGAGTAACCCATAAAATTGTATAACCTTGTTTTTCAAAAGTTGATGTTGCCGCTGCAATAGCGCTGCAAGTTTTTCCCGTACCCACGGAATGCCATAAGAGCATTCCTTTAACTGGATTTTGTGGTGTAAAATAATGGCGAATAAAATCTTGTGTAGGAGTATATTTTATTAATTGTCCAGAACCACCACCAGTTTTATCTTGACAAAGGTTCTCCAATTTTACATTATCCCAAGTAAATTGATAAAAATGTTCTCTCATATGTTTTTTCAATTCTTGATGATTCATTTTTTGCTGAATAGGTTGAGCAATCATCATTCCATTGGGTAAAACAATATTTCCTTCAAAAGGTTCTCTTGATACAATATTTAATTTCTTTTTTCCTTTGCCACCATAAACATATTTTTCAAAGTCACTTATATCTTCTTCGTCTTCATCTTCATAATATGGAATAGAAAAACTATGGATATTTTTATTTAAATCATAGTCAACAGAACCGAATACCGATGTCTTTTCCAAATCATATGAAAAATTAATAAGTCTTACATCTATATTCATAGCTTTTAAATACAATTCAATCGCACTTTTACTATTCAACATAGAAGATTGTAATTTTTCAGGAATACTCAAATCGTATACATATACATGTAGAGGCCATCCGCGTGTAGGATGAAACTCCAAACCCTTTTGACCACATGTTCGTGTACCACGCCCAATAACTTGTTTTTGGTCGGAAGCAACAGTAGATGGTTCAAATATATGAATGTATTTTATATCAAATAAATCAATACCTTCTTTAAATCCACTATCCATAACAATAAAACGAGCAAGTTCTCCATTTATATTTTCAGGTCGTTGATTAAATGTTTTAAGTATTTGTTTTTTCATAGTAACGCTAATATTTTGGTCATATAATCCAACAGAAGTAAGTAAATAAAAATTATTCTTTGTTTTAGAAAGCTCATTTTCAGAGAGTAATTCTATCTTTTTAAATTTTTTCTTACTTTTATCGTCAGCAATAGGTTCAGCTTTATAACCAAGATTATATCCTTTGGAAATCATAGCAGAAGCAATTAGTTTTACACCCGCAGAATTGGATTTCAAATCAGAAAAAATGAAATGTTTGAAATGTTTACCGTGTTTTTTAAAGTCAGATTTATCCAATTGTTCTATTTTATCTAATAAGGCCAATAATTTGGGAGAATAATTTTTCATATCATTTAGTAAAATATCTGGTTCAAATTCGGGATTATCAAATTTATAGACAGGAGAACTCTTACTTATATTGGATTTTTTGCGAACACAATTAGCATCAAATTTAATAATATTATCTTCTTTTATCAATTCGCCTAAACTTTCGTTTGATTTATCTTTATGCCAATTTTCATCATTCATTTAATATTTTTAATAATATATTATATATCTATAAAATATATTCATCTATATTATAAATGTCATCATTCGGAGGAGGACCATTCAATGGATATTCACCACAACAAACAGTTACAAATTACAAAGATAGCGAACAAACAACTATTAGACGTATTTTAAGAAATTCTTGGAATAATCAGCAAGCATTAGGAACTATTAATGGTAAAAAGCGTATAATTACACCTTTCCGCGCAACAAATAATTTAGGTGATTTTTTATCACGTAAAAATTATGTGTGCGGTGTTCCAAATACAATCCATGCTGATAAGCCAGGATGGAAGAATAGATTAGGTAGTGTTATAAGTTGTGATGGTACTGGTGTACCAGCAGGAAGTTGTAATATGCGTTTTGTTCCAGATTCATCAGACTATATCAGATATAGAAAACAAAGAGCCATCGGTAACACATACAATGATTTAAAAAATGGCGGAGATAAGAATAATGGGTCTTATGTTGCTCTAATGGCTGTTCACCGTCGTTAAATATGAATTTTTAGTTATATTTTTCAATTTATAATATATAATATTATATAATATATTATAAGAATGTTTCGTTTTTTGATAACACCACAAACTATAAACAATGGAGTACTATTTGGTCAAAAAGCAATGCCACAAAAAGATATTACAAGTGATGGTGAAAGTTCATTTTCATTGGGGAGGCAAACATATATCGGAACCTATCCATCAACCCAACCTACCATTCAGCAAAAATACGAAAAGAAATGGTTTGGAAATAGAGATGCGTCCCAGGTAACTGCTAATCGTAGAATAAATGAAATTGGTGTAGGAAGTTTGAACGCTTCAAAAGGTAAAATGAGCTTTACTACATACAAAGATATAAATACTATTAGTAATGCTTTAACGCGAGTTAGGGCTGGAGGTGCTGTAGTTCCACCTAAGAAAACCGCAAATAAACATAACGCACCTACACCATCATTTTCACCTGCTATACCAATGGTTAATATTCGCGGAATCAAATATCCTGTTTTATACCACTAAAATTATTTTCCTATGATAAGTTATAGAATGTACAATTATTTAGTTGAATTTATAGGCACTTTGTTTTTTGTGTATGTTATTTTAGCAACAGGAAATCCTCTTGCGATTGGTGTTGCTCTTGCTTTAATAATTATAGTAGCCAGTAAAAGTTCTGGTGGTCACATAAATCCAGCCGTTTCAATTGCTATGGCATCCGCTGGTAAATTAAATATCAATGAATTATTACCATACATAATCGCACAAGTATTGGGTGGTCTAACAGCATTACAAATATACAAGCGATATCAAATGTAAGGCGTTACAAATATAGTATTATAATATATTATAATATAATATATATTATATGGACACAAAAAACGTTGAAGAAAAAAAAGAAAGCGTTGAAGAAAAAAAAGAAAGCGTTGAAGAAAAAAAAGAAAGCGTTGAAGAAAAATTTAAAAATAATATTGCCATTGAAAGTATTGAGGATGTTTTAGAAAATAAATTTAATTATCCTATTGATTTTAGCGAAGAAGAAAAGGATGTAGATTATATAATAAAAAATTTAGTAGATTTCAATAACTCGGTTACAGTTAAACAATCACATAGATATATACCTTATACTGAATTTCATACAGGATATAATAATTTACATTTTGATAAAGATTACAACAGTGGTATATTGCCTGGAAAAGAACAATTAGAGAAAAATCCTTTTTTTAAACTATTGAAAGATATGCCAAAAGGAGCATTACATCATACGCATTTATATACACTTATAGATTATGAAAAAGTAATAGAGTATATTTTGAAGAATCAAGATAAATGGGAAGATAACTTGTATATATGTAGTGATCCAAATAGTAATTTTTTTTTGTCTCCATTTATGTTACCAAAAGATGAAAGTATATGGAGAGATGGTAAACAATTAGATTATGAAAGTGGTTTATTTAAGACACCTATTCCAATTATTGAAGAATTAGAATTAACTTCACAGGAAAAAATACAATTGAAAATAGACAACCAAAAAAATGTACCACTTGTAAATGGATTAAATTTTGATATTGAAAAAAGTAATGAATATAACAATTTTTTTATTGAATATGTAATTAGTGAAAATAAAAGCAAAATTACAAAAGATCTAAAATTGGTTTATACAAAATGTTTTTATATAAACAACGTAGACAATTTTATCACAAAATGTAATAATAATAATAATAATATAAACCATTGTTACTTCTTTGATAATACCAACAAATTTAATCCAAGTAATACTAATAATAATACTACATTTTTTTTTAGTTATCCTGAAGAAAGTATTACTATGAGCGATAAAGGTATAAATAATGTTAAAAATTTAATAAATGAAGTTTATAAGCAAGAAAATTACGCAAAAGCGTTTTTTATAAAATTAGATACAACAGAAAAATTTGAACAAGTAACCAATGACCTATGCAGAGCAATCAAATACACATTTACAGATTGCGAAGCATACCCTAAAAATATATATGAAATGTGGGGTTTTAGTCAACCATTTTATGATTTATGGATTAATAAATTTTTAAGACAAAATGTATTTTCTTCAAGTTTTAATTGTAATAACAAAGAAAATGATTGTAAAGAAATAAATAAAGATTTTCCAACAAAATGGGATTTGCTTGAACGTACTACAGAAATTGGAGGATCATTAGCAAAACATCATCGCATTTTTCCCTTTTTTTTTGGTATTGTTTTATTGAAAGCGTATTTTGATAAGGTTAATATAATTGAACTTAGAACACCTCTTGGTAATTTATATAGAAATTCTTTTGATATAAATAATAAATTAACAAGGCAAAAAGATTTAAAAATACAAAATATTGATTTAGACAAAAATACTCAAGAAACAAACAAAGTAGAAAAAATATATAATGATTTATTTTCAACAAATGACTTGAAAGAAAATGATATTTTTATTTATAAAAATAGTAATAATAAAATTTTTGTAGACAATGAAGAATATAACGTTGTTAATAATTATGTCAACAATATTTTTAATTCTAATGAAAAAGATAAACATTTTGCAATAATAAATTATGAAAATATACAAAATGAATTGAAAAAAAATGAAAATGAAAATGAATTGAAAAATTTTTTAGAATCAATACAAAAAAAGAGAAAAAACTCTTTGTTAGAAAAAATAAAAAAAAGTTATTATCAATTATATTTTATGGAAAGAATTAAAGATATTGTTAATAATATTATATACGATAAAACAACAAAACCAGTACCGCAATCAGAATTATCACAAAAAGAGGTTCTCTCACCACCACGACCACCACCACCACCACCACCACCACCACCACAATCACAAACGTCATACTTCAAATATTATCCAACTTTGGAAAAAATAATAAATAATAAGAATACGAATAATCAAGAGATGAATAATAATATGATAACAGAATTAACAAATCTAATTAATGAAAAATTTGAATATACAATAAATAATAATGGAATTACTGTAAAGGACATAGACGTAAATAATGAAAACATAAATATAGATTATACTATAATTGGAGCAAGTGCTAAATCAAAATATATTAATAGAGTAAGTTGTGCATCTATAATTGAAGAACTTTCAAGTATGTTTATATTGTCATCTTACATACAAAACAAACCTGAAATATCTCAAATATACCCGAATCGGATTGTTGGAACAGATTTATATGGTGAAGAAGACCTTCATCATACTGATTCTCCATATGAAAAAATATTAATATATTTAAGAGAATATGCTATTGCTAATAATGTATCATGGAATTATTATTTCCATGCGGGAGAAAATCATAATTACATAGAAAAACATAGTAATTTATTATTATCTATTTTATTAGATTCAAAAAGAATAGGACATGGTCTTCGTATTATAGGTTCTCCAACAATAATGGAATTAGTAAAAGGAAAAGATATTTGTATTGAATGTTGTCCTATTAGTAATCAAGTATTAGATTATACCTCTAATTTAAGTTTTCATCCATCTTTGTATTATTTAAATAGTGGTATAAATGTAAGTATAAGTACTGATGACCAAAATTTATATGGTTATGATAGCGTCATTTATGATTATACCGCAATAGTAAATTCATGGAATTTGAATTTGGTTCAATTAAAAAAACTCATTGAAAATTCATTGAATTATTCTTCTCATAAAGATAAAAAAAAGTATTATGATAAAAATTATAAAGAGTATTGGAATAGGTGGGTTAATAATATATATAATTATATTGATGATGAAATTATTGAAAAAATAATAGTTTCTGAATATATAAAATTAAAAATATTATTCAATAAAGATAAAGTTTATAAAGAAAAAAAAGAAGAATTACAATCGTTAATAAAAAATTATTTCGGAAATAAGTGTCACAATAATGACTGTACAAATAATAATTGTACCGAATGTGACACAGCAATTGATAATATGTTTAAAAAATATTTAACCAACGATTTTATTAACAATATTGAACTTTTTTTTGCTAAAAAAGTTAGTATTATAAATTATTTTAGTGATTATAATTGGTATAAAAAATGTAATATTAATTCAAATTTTTATATTGATAATACAGAGAAAAAAATCACCCCAAATACAGAGAAAAAAATCACCCTAAATACAGAGAAAAAACCCACCCTAAATTATTTTGACAATTTTGGTATTGGTTATGGTGGAAATAATAATCCAAAAAATTTTACAAAACATAAGTACACAAAAAACAATAAATTATCAAATAAAAAACATCTTCGTACAACAAAACGAAAAAGATACATTTTGTAATTGTCAAATCAAATCAATTATTTTATTATTTATTTTTCTATAACCAGTTCTACTCAAATGTAAACAATCTTTCAAAAAACATTTATCATCTAATAATAAATTGATATTGATAAAAACAATGTTCTCATATTGCTTTGATAATTTACGTAATGAACTATTGATAAAATCAATTTGATTTGTTTTACCATATTGAACCAATTTTGGTGATTTCAACAAAGACAATACAATAATGGTAGTATTATGTAATATCTTAGTCAATTTCTGAAGAAATTTTTGTAAATTATAAACGATTTCCAATGAATTTACATTAGATACAATATCATTTGTTCCACAATAAAAAATCAAATAATTCGGTTGTGTTTCCATAGAAAGGATTTCAGTTACTTTATTAGATAGTAATTCTTTTGTATGTAAACCACTAATTCCTTTATTAACAATATTTTCATCATCATTTTTTAGAGTAAAATTGCTCCATTTACTGATTATACTACTACCGAATAATATTACTTTCATTATATAAGATTATATATTGTATAGAATTATATATTATAATAACAATAATATATAATAAATTTTATTTCCTTTACATTATCTACTTTTTTGTATCATTCTATAAACAATAAACAACCCTACAACAGTAACAGAAGCAATATAAAATGTAGTAGCAATACTATTTGTATTTATAGGTCTATCTCTTGTAAATTTCATTGGTTGATAATCAACTTCTTCATTTTTCTCAACCACAATTTCCTTATGTTTATTTTCATCTAACATTACAATGTAATTATTTTTATTATCCGTTTCAAATACTACTTGTTGTTTATCTTTATTTTCTGGATTAAACTTAGTAGTAGATACAACATCGGTGGAAGTATTAAATACTTCAATACTTTCTTGTTTACTATAATTTAAATTAAAATTTGTATATAAATTTCCTAAAGGTTGTATTGGTGGTAATACTTTGAAGTTAGGATTCGGTTTTATTTCACTATCGGTATCAAGTAAATCATTATCATCATCTTCATGATTTTGAATGGAATATTGAGAATATGTTAAAGGAATATCACTAGAAAATGACATAATATATATTATTTATATTTTTTATTCAAAATAACAACTTATTGTAATGATAAATTTATAATACATTCAAAGCCAATAAATGAATAAAAAAATAACTTAAAGTTATTTCATTATTATATTTAACTAAAAATGTGTGGAATATTTGCGTTATTAAACAATAATGACCATTTTAATTATCAATTCATAAAAGACCAATTTGAAAAAGGTAAAGGTCGTGGGCCAGAACATTCTATATTAAAACAAGCAATGATAAAAACACAATTCGGGTTTCATCGTTTAGCTATCAATGGTTTAAATGATGGGTCAAATCAACCGATTACTATAAATGATATTTCTGTAATTTGTAATGGTGAAATATACAATTACAAGGAATTATACAAAATGATGGGAGTAAAACCAAGAACAGGTTCGGATTGTGAAGTCATTTTACATTTATATAAAAAATATGGTATAGAACAAACATTACAAATGTTAGATGGTGTATTTGCCTTTGTTTTAATAGATTATCGTATGTGTAATACAACATCCAAAATATATGTTGCTAGAGACCCATATGGCGTTAGACCTTTATATTGTTTCAAACCTTGCGATGTATTACCTGGTGAAAAATACGAAGATTTAAATAATTTATTTGGGTTTGCTTCGGAATTAAAAGTATTGAACCAATTTTATCAAGAAACAGAAATAAGACCAAATTTTAAAAAATACAAAATAGAACAATTTGCGCCAGGTACATATTCCGTCTATGAATTAACTACGAAAGTGTCTGCTTCATGGTATATAGAAAAAGAAAATATCAGATATCATACTACAGGATTTCATACAAATTACAATAATAATTCACAAATATATGATGTTGATAGTGTTGTCAACGACATACAGCATTATTTAGTAAATGCTGTAGAAAAACGGTGTTGTACAACGGAAAGACCAATAGCGTGCCTATTATCAGGTGGTCTTGATAGTAGTTTAATAACAGCATTAGTAAATGATTATCATAAAAAGAATAATTTACCACAAATAGAAACATATAGTATTGGATTAGCAGGGTCAGTTGATTTGGAGTATGCCAAAATAGTTGCTGAACATTTGGGCACGAAACATACCGAGATTATATTGACTGAACAAGAATTCTTGGATGCTATACCAGATGTTATAAAATATATTGAAAGTTATGATACAACTACTGTTCGTGCGAGTATAGGTAATTGGTTATTGGGAAAATATATTTCGGAAAATAGCGAAGCGAAAGTGATTTTTAATGGCGATGGTTCAGACGAATTATTAGGCGGTTATTTATATATGCAGAAAGCACCTGATATGATAGAATTTGATAAAGAATGTCGCCGTTTATTAAAGGATATTCATACATTTGATGTATTACGGTCTGATAAAAGTATATCAAGTCATGGATTAGAACCACGAACGCCATTTTTAGATAGAACATGGGTTCAATATTATTTATCTATTCCATTAGAATTGAGATATCATCCAAAACAAAAAAACATGGAGAAATATTTATTACGGTCAGCATTTTCAATAGAACATTATTCCAATAATGATGGAAATGAATTACTACCATATAGTGTTTTATGGCGTAGAAAAGAAGCGTTTAGTGATGGTGTATCTAAGAATACACGGTCATTGTATGAAATTATACAAGAATTTACCGATAAAGTTATTAGTGTAGAATATTCAGAATATTTGGAAAATAAAGATAATATAAATTATGATAGTTTAGTTAAAAAAATGCCTGAATTTGAGATGACAAACCATTTACTTCCAAAAACGAGCGAACAAATATATTATCGTGTATTTTTTGAAAAAGAATACAATGGATTGGGTGGAATAATACCCTATTTCTGGATGCCTAAATATGTAGATGCGAATGACGCAAGTGCTAGAACATTACAATTATATTCGGAAGATTGAAACCGCTATTGAAATCGTATGATATTATTATAATAAAATAATTTTTATTATAATATTTAAAAATCCGTATTAAAATCAAACACATTATCATCAACTTTCTTATTCGCCAAAGCATATTCTGAATTGGTTCGTTCAAAGAAATTGACTTTGGTTTCCACACTAATTAACTCCATAAAATCAAATGGATTGGTAGAATTATATATTTTATCATATCCCAATTGTAATGATAAACGGTCTGCTACAAATTCAATATATTGCGACATTAGTTTAGCATTCATACCTATCATACGACATGGTATAGCATCTATAATAAATTCTTGCTCTATTTCTACGGCTTCTTTTATGATTTCGTGAATGCGTGATTGAGGTAATTTTTTTACTAATTTGCTATATAATAAAACAGCGAATTCTGTATGGAGGGCTTCATCGCGCGATATGAGTTCATTTGAAAATGTTAATCCCGGCATTAACCCTCGTCGCTTGACCCAGTAGATACTACTGAATGCTCCTGAAAAAAAACATCCTTCAATGCAGGCAAATCCGACAAGTCTTGTAGCAAAATCACTTTTATCGTCAGCAATCCATTTTTTTGCCCAATCCGCTTTTTTTTTAATACAAGGGTAATGTTCAATAGCATTGAACATCTTATTTTTTTCTTCTTCATCACGAATATATGTATCTATCAATAAAGAATAGGTTTGACTATGTATATTTTCCATAGCAATTTGGAATCCATAAAACGCTCGTGCTTCTGAATTTTGAACTTCACTCATAAAGCGGGCAGCCAAATTTTCTAATACCAGCCCGTCTGAACTAGAAAAAAATGCTATTATCATTTTAATAAAATGTTGTTCATCATTTGTTAGCGTAGCCCAGTCATTCAAATCTCTTGATAAATCAATTTCCTCAGCACGCCAGAAACAATCCACCTGTTTCTTATACATTTCCCAAATATCGTTGTATTTAATAGGGAACATTACAAAGCGTTTATCGTCAGGAGTTAATAAAGGTTCAGTAAAAGATGACACAGACATTTCCACCTAAATAATATATAGGCTATATTTTAAACTGTTTAATAATTTTAATTTAATAATATAGACGTTTTTACAGAAAAAATAATTGATTTGAACGCATTTACAGGAAACCTAATGTTTCTCATTACGTCTATTCCATTTTCTAAGTTTTTATTTACATACTGTATATTATCCCGATTTAACCAAATAATATCTATCTATATACAATATAAAAACAAAAAACATAAAATGTTCGGTCTTTGTAAATATAAAAACTTTTTTGGAGAACCAAATACTGGTATGAGAAAATACAGAATTTTCAATATAGCCATTATTGATACAGTTGTAACAATATTGGTTGTATATTTACTTTGTTTAATTACCAATTGGCCATTCTGGACGACTTTAGTAATTGTTTTCGTGTTAGGTATCATCGCTCATAGAATGTTTTGTGTGAGAACAGGGCTTGATAAAATGTTATTTTCATAAAAATATATTATGTTTAATATAATATATTTTATTACCATATTCAATAATATATCGTTTACAAATACTAAAACTATAGTAACAATAAAGAAAGTCCATAAAAATAATATAACCAGATACTTTAATGAAAAGTCATTATTTTGAAAACAACTCAACCGACCTGGGTGACTTGAAAGATGACTGCAAAAGACGTCAAAAGAAACCAAAGAAACAAAATGAAAAACAATTATTAAACGAATATCACTCGGAAATAGAAAGAGAAAAAGAAAAATCCTCATTCAATCAACGTAAATTTTATGAGAACATGCAATATTTATCATATAATGAAAAAACCAGTTTTGAGAACAAATTTACAAAACCGAAGAATGAAAGCCAAGAAGAATATTCAAGATTATTAAAAAATAAAAATAAAAAAATAGTCATCGCAACTGGCCCCGCTGGTACTGGTAAAACATTATTCGCAACTGAATATGGTATCAAGTGCTTTTTATTAGGAATTTATGAAAAATTAATATTCACACGACCTTCTGTATCCGTAGATGAAGACTTGGGTTATTTACCTGGAACATTAGAAGAGAAAATGGCACCATGGGTTAGACCTATTTATGATGTTCTATATAATTTTGTTTCGCCAAAAGAAGTCACTATGATGATGGAAGAAAAAATCATTGAAATTGCGCCATTAGGATATATGCGTGGGAGAACCTTTAAAAATTGTTGGATAGTTGCGGATGAAATGCAAAACTCTTCTGTTTCACAGATGAAAATGTTGCTTACAAGATTGGGTGAAAATAGTCGTTTGATTATAACGGGCGATTTAGAACAATATGATAAAATAGATGATTTGAATGGATTAGAAGATTTTTTAAGTAAATTCAAAGGGAAACGCTCTTCTAGTATAACGAGTTTTGAATTTCAGCGGCAAGATATTCAACGAGAAGATGTTGTAAAAGAAATCTTGGATATTTATAGTGCGGAACATACGATGAATTATTTACCTACGAAAGAAGAAAAAGACGAAGATGACCGATATAGAATAGATAGCTCAAGTGAAACCGATAGTGAAAATAATAAAGATACTATAGAATCCTAACTTTAGGAAATTCTAAGTAAAAATTTATCTTTATAAAAAAATCACAATATACTTTATAAATGTTTGGATTCAAAAAATTTACCAATAGTTTACCTTTCAATAAAATAAAAAACCATTTTAATTCGGTTGTATCTAAGAAAACTTCCAATTCTATACTGCATAATCGTGTATTATTATATGCGTTATTGATATTAGCATTATTAGACTTATTCTATTTAGCTAATAGCAGAGACTTTACATCTGTTACCATTTTTATATTAATCGGTCTATTAACATCCTTTTTCTGTAAAAATATGATTGTTATATTATTTGTATCTATATGTATTACTCATATTTTGAAATATCCAAGAAGTTTAGAAGGTGCTAAAAATATGGATGATGAAGAAAATGAAGAAGAAAAAGAACATATGGAAAATGAAGATGAAAAAGAAGAAGACGAAAAAAAAGAAAGTATGGAAAATAAAAAAAATACTGAAGAAATGACTGCTGAAATGAAAGAATTTATGGAAGTTCAAAATAAAATCATCGGTGGAATGGCTGAATTAGAACCTTTAATGCAAAAAGCAGAAGGATTTATTGAAAAATTTGAAAAATACAGTAAATATTAGTAAAAATACTTAAAATATAAAACCAAAAACAAGTAAAATATTATAATAATAAAATCTTATAATATTATAGTTACAAATACATACAATTATGATATATAAAGATTACTATTACATACTTTTTATTATATTGGTATTACTACTTATTTTTATTAAATATTTTAAAAAAGAAGAGAGAAAAGAAGAGAGAAAAGAAGGGTTTAAAGAAGGTCTTGATGTAGGCGATGAAATGAGAAAAACATTTGAAAAGCCATTCAAAAAACTTGGTGACGATATCAAAGGACCAGTAATGAAATTCGGCAACGATGTAGGAGGTAAATTTGGAAATATATTTAAACAACTTGCCGAATTCGGACAAAGATTTAAAAAAATCGGTTATGGTTTTAAAGATATATTTGAAGGAATTGGAGATGAATTCAAATATTTAGGTATTGGTATTTATCGTGGATTTGAAGACATCGGATTATTAATTGCTTATGCTACTGAATTTGTTTTTTCATATATTATGTGCGGAGTTAAATATATATCTAATTTACCAAATTGTATACTATATTATATTACAGACGCACTTATTCAGGCGTTGTATTTACCAATTAGGATTACATTATGGTTTTTATCTTCTTTTCTGAAAATTAATTTATATCCAACTGAAAAAAAAATATGGGGATATGCTGAATGGATTGATAGTAAAATATATACTGCTGTTGGATTTAATCTATTGAGATGGCCTAAAAATATTCGCGACCAATGTTATAATTGTAAACGATTGAAAACAAAGGTGTTAATAAATAAAGCAAGAGAAATAGATTATGATTTTAAAGTAGGAATACCTAAAATATTGAAAAAAGGAACAGATAGAATTAAGAAAGGTGGTGAAGAAATGAAACAAGGTTTTGGTGTTTAATAAAATTATATAATGATATATTAAAATGGGGAAAAAATGTATTCCAGGAGTATTTTGTATTGAAAATATGACTTTGTTTATTCTATTTATTATTGTATTACTATTATGGTATATTTATTATGCACAGATTAAAAACAACACAGGAAATAATAAAAATCCCAATATTATTGTAGTAGCGCCACCTAATAATGCTCCATCTATATCTCCTTTAGCAACAATTTCTACTAGAAATGACCCTTTTAATGACCCTTATTCTCCACCAATGAAATCGGATGGTATTTATTTTCCAAGAGATAGTGGCGATGTTCGTGGCATTCCAGTGAATGTTCAAACGCGAGGCACAAATATGTCTTATCAACAAGTAGGTATTCTAACAAGAGCTAATAACAACGGTCAAGATATGATTTTACCATTGATGGGTCGCCGTTTGATGACTGGCCGTGATAAATGGCAATATTATACTATTTCTAATACTGGTAATATGAATACCAAATTGCCCGTTAGTTTAAATGGTAAAAGTTGTACAGGCGAATATGGTTGTGATGATATCAATAATGGCGATAATGTATATGTTGAAGGATATAATGATACATTCCGCGTTACTATTTATGAAAATTCTTTGTTTAATTACATTCCTTATTTATGAATTTAGAATGTTTTTTCAAAAATAAACTATATCATTAGAATATATAGTTTATATGCCTACTTTATTTGATATTTTTAAAAAATTAGATGAAACTAATAAAAATAATAAAATTGTTTATGATTATAATAATATAGATATAAAAAAAGATGACATTGTATTTGATAAAAAAACAAATAATTTAAAAATACCAGTAACATTTCCAGTTAATGTACCCAATGTTACATACCCAAATAGCTTAAATAACTATAATGCCACCAATATATATATATCTGCTTTGTTACATAGTAATATAAAGAATTTAACAGACACATATCCATCACTAGTAAATGTAAATGTAGATTCAGTAATGGGAGAATTGATTATAGAACATAAAGAAATTACTGGATATGGAACTTTATACACTTGTTTTTTATTTAAATTTGTAGACAACAATGTAGAAAGCAATGATGTGGATAAATTATTGAATATGTACAAAAATAATCAACCTTCTATAACATTTAACTTAAATAAAACATTACCTTCTCAAGATTTTTGTGTAGTTTATAAACCTAGTAAATTAATAACTACTATGGTGTTTACTAGTCCTATCTATTTGAATAAAAACAGTTATGAAATATTTATTAATAAGAAAAACAAGATATTAGTAAATAGTTTATTTAATGTTTATAACGATAATTATATTGTTTTACCAAAAGCCAATATTTCTCAACGCGGTGAAGAAGAAATATATATTGATTGTACACCTACAGGTGAAAGTGCTGAAACAATTGCTACTTATAATGTTCCAATACAGAGTGAATATACAAGAGATTGGGGTAAATTGGATTTTATGAAAATGACCATACAATTGTTGATGGTTTTTATATTATTGCTAACAACTTATTTTGGTGTTCCTATTATGTATAAACGAGTGGTTGTTGATAATATAAGCAGACTTATTAGTAACGAAATTCATTCTATCCAATCAAAAGATGGAAGAATATATGCAGGAAAACATATAAGAAATATTACTGTTGACCGGGTTTTATTCATTGTTTCATCACTAATAATTGGATTTTCATTTTTATTTAGTATATCCAGTAAAAATTATAATTATTTACAATATACAGTATACTTATTTATATTTGGTATTTTATCAATCGCTATTATAGCTTTCAATAAATCATCAGGATATTTTAAAGAAGGTTATATAGTTAAAGATTTATTTGACTTTGAAAAATATAACCAAAAAGATGTAAGTTCTAAAAAGTTAAGCGATATATTAAAATTCTTAGGTGATATAGGTAGTTTTTTAAGTGAAGCATTTGCTGGCAAAGACAGCAAAAAAGATGTCAAGAATTGGGCTATGATTGGAGGATTTTTAACATTTACATATATCTTTTTAATTATTTTTCGCTGGGGTATTAGAACAATTAATCATTCAACATTTTTATTTTTATGTTGGTTTTTACCAATTTTTGTAATAATTCCTTCATCATTAATAGCTGTTTTAAATCTATACAAATTAGAAACTAACCCTATTCCTAAGTCATAATTCATAAGACAATAAATACTATAAATATAATCAGAATAACAAGCAAAACGCTTCCCACTTTATAATGGAAATTATTTCCAATATTTCTTTCTGGATTATTTCCATTTTCCATTTTCTAATACACTAACAACTGATTGATATAATAAATAATTATCATATCAATATTTTTCAATTTTTTACACCATTGAAGCGCCTGATAGCTTTTCACTAACTGGTTTATAAGTACTTGGTAAATATACACTGGCGTCACTTTTACCTACTGGAGCCATCTTATCAACAACTTCTTCTTCTAATGATTTTTCTTGTGGTGGGTTCATAGCACGTAAATCGTTATTCTTTTTTTCTTGTGTAGGAGTATATTGCATCATTGTGATTGGTTTAAATGATGAACTACGGCGTAAAAGTTCATATGCTACAAAAATGTATAATATGGCTAAAATAGGATTGGAATAAACAAATAAATAAACAGTTACAGCAAAAATTACTGCTAGTGTAATTGGTGAATTAACAGAACCTACTAAAAACGATGGCGTTTCAATTGGTAATACTAAATAAATGACAAAAATTACCAATAAAGTTAATTCAACTAACGAGAACGATTTAAATGGGGATGACATCATATTTATAGAATTTGAAAACGATTTGAATGGATTGGTAAATTGCATATATAAAATAATAATATATATTATTTGTATAAAGTTCTCTATAAAATTCAAAAAATTGATTTATACGCTAAATATAAAATGAATTAAAATATAATAGAATATAATAGGATGAATAATTTCAAAAAACCATTTATTTATAATAAAAAAACCTCAAAAAAAAGTGAAAAAAAAGACAATATTAGCACAGATAAGCCTATTATAACACCTGAATATAAGAATTCCATATGTTCTCAATCATACCTTGGAAAAAAAGGTTATACCATTCCAAAATCTATTTTATCTAAAGAAGACTTGGATGAATTATACAAAGAATTATTTGTTAAACCTCTTATTATGGGTGTAAATTATGGGGCAAACAATGACGAAGCAAACGCATTTCCAGTTTATCGTGAAAATAGTAATAAGATTTATATACCGCGGTTTTATGGAATTTCGCGTTATGGTATGCCGAATAAATCTGAAATACAACAAGGTGATGATATTTCATTAGAATTTGTAAAACCTTTGCGCGATTACCAGGATAATATTATAAACGTCTACATGGATTATGTTTCTAAACCGATTTGTAATGGTTATCACCATAATGGGTCAGGTGGAATATTAGAGGTTCCATGTGGACGAGGCAAGACCATAATGGCTCTAAAAATAATTTCACTTTTAAAAAAAAAGACACTCATAATCGTACATAAAGAATTTTTGATGAATCAATGGATAGAAAGAATAGCAGAATTCTTACCAAACGCAACTGTCGGTAAAATTCAAGGACAAGTATTTGATGTCAAAGGAAACGATATTGTCATCGGTATGGTTCAAACATTATATGATAAAGAATATCCTGCTGATGCGTTCTCTTGCTTTGGTTTAACTATTATAGATGAAGTACACCGAATTGGTAGCGAACAATTTTCACGAACATTATTTAAAACGATTACTCCTTATATGTTAGGAATATCAGCAACAGTTGACCGTAAAGATAAATTAACGCGGGTTTTATATATGTTTATTGGAAATAAAATATATAGTGAAGCACGAGAAAGTGACGACCCTGTATGTGTTCGCGCAATACAATATAAAACTGACGACCCTTTATTCAATGAAACAGACTTGGATTTTCGTGGTAATCCGAAATATAGTAGTATGATTGTAAAATTATGTGATTATAACCGCCGAAGTGATTTTATTGTGAAAATAATAGGTGATTTAATAGAAGAAGAACCCGAAAAACAAATCATGGTATTATGTCATAATCGGTCTCTTTTGACTTATTTATATGATGGAATAGAACATAGAAAAATAGCAAGTGTTGGTTATTATGTAGGTGGTATGAAACAAGCTAATTTACAACAAACCGAAACCAAACAAATAGTTTTGGCGACTTATGCTATGGCTGCCGAAGCATTAGATATAAAAACACTTTCAACATTAGTAATGGTAACGCCTAAAACGGATATTACACAATCTGTTGGGCGAATTTTGCGAGTAAAACACGAAAAACCAATTATTGTGGATATTATTGATAGTCACGATATTTTCCAAAACCAATGGGCACAACGCAGACGATTTTATAAAAAATCCAATTATAGAATTCGTGAAATAGATAGTAAAAAATATACGAATATGATGATAGATTGGAATGAAGATAAAACTTGGAAAAGAGTATTTGAACCAAAAGATAGTAGTTCTTGTGAAAATGTGGATAACGAAGAAAAAGAACACAAATCAATATTTGGTGGTAAATGCCTTATCAATATAAGTAATTTATCGTAAATAGTCTATGTTATATATTTTTTTATACTATCAAGTTTTTGTTTGCTTTTTTCTTGTTTATGTTTGTAATATCCTAAAAATCCATATTTGCTAATTTGGTAAAGAAAATATATAAATACTGCGATTAAAGGCATAAAATATACATAGAATGGTAAAGTCATTATATATTATAATGGAAGATATTATTAGTAATGAAAAAAAGGAATTTTGCGAATACGTAAAGGAGTTAAAATATATTCTATATGTATAATATTATGGATGGAAGTAAAAAAATAATGGTTACATCAGGGTCATATAGATTTCAAATAATAGATAATACATTATTTTCAAGAGATAAAACTGAAATATATAGCCGAAATTTCAAAATTGGAGGAACTTATCCAGATTGCGTAAATATTTCAGTGATATATGAAAATAATAAACCATTGGATGCTACTATGCCAATTCTATTAAGTGACCCAGAATGTTCGTTGAATAGACCATTAGAAAAAGGAAGTGGGGCAATTATTATGATAAAAACATTATTAAATTATGTTTATAATGAATTACCAACTCTGACCCATATAAAATTTGATGATAAATCCAATATTGAATGTGCTACAGAAGAAGAATTAAAAAAAGGGTCAAGATTTAGAAAAAAAGGAACATATGTTAAACCTATGCCGTTATACTATTTTTCTATATTATTTAATGGTGAAACATGGTACGAAAAATATTTTAACGCAAAACAAAAAGATGAAGTTAGACATCAACAATATAGAACATTGGTGAACGAATTTTTATATTCACCAGAATTCAAAACAAATATGAATTTTGATAGGTTTGTTTCCATATTTGATAAAAGAGGAGAAGATATGACTGAATTATATGAATATTATAATAACAAAAATAATTTTAATGATTTTTTACAATCTATACCCAAAAAAGACCGTTGTAGATTAGTTGGGCAATGGGTTGAACAATTTATGAAGTTTATACTAAAAGATGTATTTTATAATGAAAATTGGATTATTCAATTTCCTATTGAAATGAGCGCAGGAAATAATAAAATAAGGAATAAAAAAAATAAAACACGAAAATATTATTGTCCAAAAGGTATTATTACAAATAATTTTAAATCGCAAAATATTTGTATCTATCCACAAGATATATAGAGGAAATTAATTATACACATTTTTATCATATAACGCACATCAAATACAATTTTTTATAGCCAAACCATAAAAAAAGGTTTTACACCTCTTCTTTATTTAATTACATTTTTCAAAAGACATATAAGTATTTTTTATCATTTTTATTGATTTTTATTAACCAAAAATATTTTCATTTTCTATTTTTACATAATGGGTAGCGATTTTATCGCTATGAGCATCAGTTACAATAATATACATATTTTTTTCATTTGATTTATATAGGTAAAAACAAGTATAACCACCACTATGTGACCCGAAAATTTCATAATTCGGGGTTGGCTCATCTTTCATTGTGTTATATAGTTTTTTTCCTTCATATAAATCTCTACCTGATATTTGAAAATCGCGTATGTTCTCAGTTGGAGGTGTTTGTGCGATAAATTCGTCTAATTTTTTGATTGTTTTATTAAATGCGTGCGTTTTTAGATTACTCGGCACGCTACTATTATGTTCGGAGTAGATTTGCGCGAGTTTTGTATGTAGTTCGCTAGAATCTACTTTTTTCAAATAATTAAATTTATCATCACAAACAATAAAATTACTTCGTCGGTAATAATAGTCATCAAAAATATCATAATAATATTCATCATCATCATCATCATCATTAAAATCGTATTCATTGTTACATTGTTCCTGTTGTCTTTGTCTTCTTCTTCTTTCTCTCTGTCTTCTTCGTCTTCCTTCTCTTGCTTTCTCAGAGAGTTGTTTTACTGGTTGAGTTGTCTTATTAGTATTCATTTTGTTGTTGTATAATTATCAATGATAATTATACAAAAAAGTTATTCAATTTTTTCGTCTGGAAATAGTATTTTTCACTTTATAACCCTCCCTTACACAAGTTATCTTACAAGAAAACAGTTAAAAAAATCCAAACCATTTCTTTTTTTGTGATTTTCCTGATTTACGAGATTTGCGTGATTTTTTTGTTGTTTTTCCTTTGGATTTTTTTTTGTTTTTTTCCACCGGCTTGTTTACTAGCATAATTCGCTGTATTACCACCTGTGGAAGTCACTTTTGTATCTGGTAATACTTTTGTGTTATTCAATTCACTAAATGATAACGCAGGCATTATATATTATTTCATGATATTTTAATATTTTCTAATATTTTTGTTATTGCCATTATAACTATTGCTATAATTGTTTGTTTTATTATAATTAGGATTAGGATTAGGATTTGTATTTCTATAATTACCATTTGTATTTTTATGATATCCGTTATTATATCCGCGATTATTATTAAAATTATTATATCCATTGTTATTATCATATTGTGGTCTGTCGTTCACATCTAGTGTCAATTTTGAAATATGAACTATTTTAGTTGAATTATCTACAACACGCATTGGCACCCAGCGTTTAAATTTCGGATTAAAAACAAATTCTATGGATAATACTTTATCTATATCAACATATTTATCTTCTTCCATATTTTGGAATTCTTCTTCGTCATCACTTTCTTCAATCAAATCTAAATTACTATTCTCTTTTATTTTACGAAATAAACCATTCATAAATACACTGGTTTTATAGTTCGGAATATATGCTACATTATAATAAACTGGTTTGGAATTTTTACCAAACGCAAACATATGGTAAATATCAAATTGTATATCCGCTGTTACCTGAAAAACAGTTGGATAACGATATTGTGGCTTTGTAAAATCCATTTTAATAGGGATAGTATCAAAAACATAATTGGATACTTTTTTGGTTTCTTGAACAACAGCTGCGAAATTTAATTTTTTTGTAATAACCGAATTCAAATAAGGTTTAATTTCTGTAAAACATCTATATTGAATATGATGTGTTACATATGGAATTGTTTTGCTAATGTCGTCTGGTAATGTAGTAGCACAATCAAATTCGGTTTGCGATTGAACATCCCACATTACTGGTAAGGCAAATACAATGGATTGTTTTGTTCTGAAAATTTGTGGAATAGAATTCATAAATTCATTTATAAATCCTAATTTTTCTTGTAAATTGGATTTTTTAAAAGGAATACCTTTGAATTGTATTATGTCTTCTATTACGAAAAAACTATGCTCGTTACTTTCATTTTCTACTATTGTACCATATAATAATGTTCCTATTTCCAATTTATTTTTAAAATCTATATCTATAATAGTGCCTTTACAAATTTTCTTTTCTCGGTTCAAGTCTAATAAAATACAGCAATCTTTCTCTCCGATAAATGTAAACCACGCATAACATTTTTTACCTTGTGGTATTGCTAAACAAATATTATATACAGGGGAAACTTTCTTATGGGATACAGTTTCATAGGAAAGTTCAAAAATTGGAAATCTTTTCATCAAATCATTTAATTCACTTGGTGACAATTCCATGTTCTATTTCTTATATTATAAAGCGTAATAAGTTTATATTATTTAAATTATATATTTTATTTTTAACTTCAATTTTACTCTTGTGAATTTATGAATTGGGTCAATTTTTCTTTCATATTCTCTTGTTCTTCTTCACTTATAAATTCTACTTGTTGAGAACCTTGTTTTTCTAATAATTTTTTGTATTTTTCTATTTGACTATTTACTAAATCTTTGGTTCTCTTTGTTGAATAATTATCCTTTATATAATTCCATACATATTGAATTGATAAAATGATTCCAAATGAAATTATTATTGTTATTATTAAATTTATTATAGTATTTGAGAACATTATGTAATTTAATATTTTTATTATATGAAATTACATAGATTTTGTTTTATTTTTTTGAACGGTTTTTTCTGGAATTCTTTCTTGATTTCCTGGTTCTTTTCTTTTTACTTCCACCTTTTTTTGCTGATTTTCTTTTGGATTGTTTCTTGGATTTGCGTTTTCCTCCCTTTGGTGGTTTTTCTGTATTTGGTTCTCCAATTTCTACTGGTGGTTGTTCTGTTGGCGTTACTTCTCCATCTACTGTTGGCGTTACTACTTCTCCAACTACTGGTGGTGGTACCATTTCATTTTCTGCTGTTGTTAGTGCTCCATCTGCTGTTGTTAGTGCTCCATCTGCTGTTGTTAGTGCTCCATCTGCTGTTGTTAGTGCTCCATCTGCTGTTGTTAGTGCTCCATCTGCTGGCGGTGGTACTTCTCCGTCTACTGGCGGTGGTACTTCTCCATCTGTTGGTGCTGTTTCATTCTTTTTTTCACTAGAAAAAGGATTTTTTATTTCAGGCATTGTCATACCCATAAAACCTTTTGTTTCATTTCCTTCATTGCCACTTGATGTTGGAGCACACCAATTACCAGAAAACATACTTGATTTTGTTTCTAAACCAGCGTTTTCACAAGTATCACCACCTCTAACTCTATTTTTTTTATTAGATTTTCTATTTTGTCTTCTACTTCTATAACTTCTCATATATATTATATAAATATTTTAATATTCACCTTAATTATTTTACCTAAATAACTTAAACAATAGACCATATATATTTTAACGAATATGCCATTTGTAATTTTAATAGTAGATAAATCTGGTAAAATAAAAGAATTAGAAGTAAAAAATTATGATGAAAATGAATTATATAAAAAAGCTGGTTTTAAATCATCAGAAGGGTTTGAATTACAAACTGAATGGGGGGCACAAGTAAATGGCAAAACATATTCTGTTTCTGTATTTGGTAAAACGAATGGCCGTGCTGGGCAAGAAAATAAATATGAATTTCCACCACCTATTGATAATACTTTATTATTCGGTTCCTGTGTAATTGTAAATAAGAAAAATGGTCAACCTTCTACTATTAGTAAAGATGAATGGACTTCGGTTTATGAACATTTGTATGGCGGATTTGAAGATATTGGTAGTGAAGATAGTGAAGATGAAGAAACAGACGAAGAAGATGATAGACCACGAACAAAAGAAGGTTATGTAAAAGATGGATTTATAGTGGATGACAAAGATGATGGCGATGATGAATATGAAGATTGTAGCACTGAAGAAGAAACAAGTGAAGAAGAAATAGTTGTAAAAGCAAAGTCAAAGAAGTCTTCAAAAAAACCTGAAAAACAAACCAAAAAAAATAAACCAAAAACTGTATTTGAAAATATTTTAAACGAAGTTCAAGAAAATTATTTAGATTGTAGTAGTGAATTGGCTGAAGAAAGTTACGTATAA